AAAGGAGATTGATATTATGGTTGACACATTAAAAGGCGGTACAACTTTTTCACCGGAGCTTGTCACAGAATTGATGTCGAAGGTCAAGGGCTACTCAACCCTTGCCAAGCTGAGCGCTCAGACGCCAATCCCGTTCAACGGGTCGCAGCAGTTTGTTTTTAACCTCGAAGGAAACGCTCAAATTGTCGGCGAAGGCGAAACAAAAAAGCCGGGCAAGGCAACTCGTGAATCTAAGGTTATTCGCCCGTTGAAGTTTGTTTACCAGGCTCGCATTACTGACGAGTTCAAATACTGCTCTGAGGCCAAGCAGGTAGATTACCTTCAGGCCTTTTCTGATGGCTTTGCGAAGAAGATTGCGGTTGCTTTTGACTTAGCGGCAATCCATGGCCTTGAACCCAAATCGCTCACTGACGCTTCCTTTAAGGCGACAAATTCTCTTGACGGTTTGGTGACGGGCGTTGATTTTGACGCTAAGAAACAGCTCGATGACCAGATTGACGCAATTGTTCAAACGGTTGTTGCCAACGATTATGACGTAACCGGTCTTGCACTTTCTCCAGCCGCAGGTCAAGCTTTGGCACAGGTCAAGGTCAACGGTGTAGTGCAATATCCGGAATTCCGTTTCGGACAAAACCCTGATGCATTTTACGGTATGACGTCTGACGTCAACAAAACGCTAGCAACAAAAGGCGCTACGTCCGAAAACGACTACGTGATTGCAGGCGATTTTCAGAATGCGTTCAAGTGGGGCTACGCTGAAAACATTCCTTTGGAAATCATCGAGTATGGCGATCCTGATCAGACGGGCCGTGATTTGAAAGCAAACAACGAAATCCTTCTTCGTGCAGAATCGTTTATCGGCTGGGGCGTGCTTGACGCTAACGCGTTTGCGCGTATCAAAGCGCCAGCAGCTTAGTCACTATAGATTAGTTTAGGGGGTGGTAGGGTGGCAAACTTCGCAACCATCGAAGATCTTGAAAAATTATGGCGCGTATTAAAGCCGACTGAACGCGAACGGGCGCAGAATCTGTTAGAAACAGTGTCCGATTCTTTGCGCGTCGAGGCGAACAAGGTCGGCAAGGATTTAGATGCAATGGTCGCTGAAAGCGTATCATATGCCAACGTTGCTAAATCGGTAACGGTCGATGTGGTCGCTAGAACACTGATGACTGCAACTGACCAGGAACCGATGACGCAAGTAACTGAAAGCGCACTTGGATATTCGTATAGCGGGTCATTCCTAGTGCCAGGAGGTGGCCTGTTTATCAAGGACAGTGAGCTTAAACGACTGGGGCTTAAACGCCAGAGATACGGGGTGATGAACTTATATGACGAGTAGACTGCACGGAATTACGGTTATGCTTGTTGACGAAACAAACGCAGGTGAAGATCTGTTTGGTCAACCGGTTGTTGAAAAAACCGAAATACCGATTGAAAACGTGTTGGTTGCACCGGCATCGACGGATGATGTTACCGCAGAGCTGAGTTTGACCGGCAAGAAAATCGTATATGAATTGGCAATCCCCAAGGGTGATATCCATGACTGGACTAATAAAACAGTCAAATTTTTTGACAAAAAGTGGAAAACGGTCGGAATTCCGCAAGAAGGCATTGAGGACCTGATACCGCTTGATTGGAATAAGAAAGTGATGGTGGAACGATATGAGTAAGAACCGTTTTGTACTAAACCGTGCCGGTGTTGCACAGCTGCTCAAATCGTCCGAGATGCAGTCAGGGCTTAAGACTAAGGCTAAAATCATTCGGGAACAGTGCGGCGATGGATACGAACAGGATATATATGTCGGCAAGAATCGTGCAAACACTATGGTATATGCCGATTCTATCAAGGCAAAACGCAGTAATGCGAAGCATAATACGATTCTGAAGGCGGTGAATGCGGCACGTGATTGAACTCATTTTGAAACAGTATCTTGACAGTGTGCTTGATGTTCCCGTGCTTTTGGAGCATAAAACAGGCGTTACTGTACCGTATGTCCTGCTTGATAAAACGGGCGGCAGTGAGTCAAATCATTTGAAGAAGGCAACAGTTGCCATTCAATCGTACGGAACATCACTGTATAATGCGGCGAAGCTCAATGAGGATGTCATCCGAGCAATGGACGGGCTGACAACGGTTGAGAACGTCGGTGGTGCGCATCTTAACGGCAGCTACAATTTTACTGATACTGAAACTAAGAATTACCGCTATCAGGCGGTATATGATATTAACTATTTGTAAGGAGGTCATATAATGGCAACAACAGTCAAATATGTCACTAATGCAAAACCTAAAGTCGGCGGCGCCATTTACAGTGCTCCGACCGGGACGGCATTGCCGACTGACGCAACCAGCGAGCTTAATGCAGCGTTTAAGTGCCTTGGATACGTGTCAGATGACGGCATTCAGAATTCGGATGAACGCAAGACAGATGATATCAAGGCGTGGGGCGGTGACATCATCAACTCCGTCCAGAAGGAAAAGACGGATACGTTCAAATACACTTTGGCCGAAGTGCTGAATGTTGACGTTTTGAAGGAAGTGTATGGTGATGCCAATGTCACAGGAACGCTTGACACAGGGGTAGTCGTTAAATCGAATTCAACTGAGCTTAAAGAGCACGTGATTGTCATTGAGCTGGTGTTGAGGGACAATGTGTTGAAGCGAATTGTGATTCCACAGGGGAAAGTCACCGAAATTGGCGAAATCAAGTATGCTGACGGCGATGACGTCGGTTATGAGACAACAGTAACGTGCTTCCCTGACGCAGAATCCAACACGCACTACGAGTACATTGTCAAACCAAAGGCGGAAGGTGATCATTAATGCTTAAAGGCAAGACAAAGACAGGATTTGAGTACGAATTTGATGAAAATCTTTTCAAGGACTATGAGCTGGTCGAGCTGCTGGCAGAGGTGGATGATAATCCGCTCGTTCTGCCGCAGATTTTCAAAAAGCTTATCGGTGACCGCGTAAAGGATTTGAAAGATCATGTCAGAGACGAGAATGGAGTGGTTGACATCGAGAAAATGGTGGCCGAGTTCGAAGACATCATTTCAACACAGGCCACCTTAAAAAAATAGTATTCCTTGCCGCTGCCATTAACACAGATGAGGATGCGCTGATATGCGACCTGGCTGAAACGTATGGCATTTACAATTACAGACAGCTACCTGCAGACCGGGTAGCTGTTTTTTGCTATGGCTTAAGAGACGATTCTCGCATAAAAATGGCAATGGCTGACATGCGATATACGCTTGATACGCTTTTGTCTGCGGGCATTCTAGACAGGTTAAGCATTCTCATCTGGCAAAAGACGGAAGACGCTCAGCAAAACCGCAACAAGCCTGTTAGCTTGACTGATATACTGACAGGAAATGCCGAAGAAAGCGTCGGATTGTCATTTGCCAGCGGTGAGGAATTTGAAAAGGAACGCAACAGAATTTTGAAAGGGGTGGAATCTGATGGCGATTGAGCTCGGCAAAGCTTATGTGCAAATCGTGCCTTCTGCTAAAGACATCGGAAAAGAAATCACATGTCAAATTGTTCCAGCAACCGATGAAGCTGGCAAAAATGGCGGACTGCACTTAGGAAAAAGGCTAGCGGCAGTTGCTTCTGCCGCAATCGCGGCTGCCGGTATCGGAAAAGCTATCGCTGCGTCAATCAGTGAAGGCGGCAAACTGCAGCAATCGATTGGCGGCGTCGAAACGCTGTTCAAATCGTCTGCCGGCACGGTCAAAAAGTATGCGCAGGAAGCGTACCGGACAACTGGCGTGTCCGCTAATACGTATATGGAAAACGTGACGTCGTTTGCCGCATCTCTGGTATCGTCATTAGGCGGCAACACCAAAAAAGCCGCAAAACTGGCCAATGTGGCAATGACGGACATGGGCGATAATGCGAATAAAATGGGTACCGATATGGACCTGATCACGCAGACGTATCAATCGCTTGCACGTGGAAACTATGCGATGCTGGATAACTTGAAACTCGGTAGAAAAACCATAGCCGAGTATAAACCTAGTGAAAACGGTGAAACTCTAAGTTTAGTAGCTTAGACAATACCGTGCTAAGCAAGAATTAGATACTTTTTATAATTCTTGAAAGTGTAACGACTATCGAAACAGAGAAAACACCTGAAAGGGTGTTTTTTTAATGGAGTAGAGTAGGATTCAAGCGAATCCGAAGCGCTAGGGTGCAGGATTATATGCACAAAAGATAGTCTATTCTGCATGGCGACATGCAGCAGCCCTAAACGGGCGGTCATGAAGTAGCGGATCATGGCGAATACGTACCTAGTATGGTGGTACTAAATCCGAAATGGAACGCTTGATGAAAGATGCAGAAAAGCTTACCGGTGAGCACTATACCGTTGGTGACTTTGCTGATACCGTCAAGGCAATCCATGCGGTCCAAGAACATCTGGGCATCACGGGCACAACTGCAAAAGAAGCTGCAACAACCCTTGAGGGTTCGTTCAACTCGATGAAAGCATCGTTTCAGGATGTTCTTGGCAACTTGTCGGACGGGGAACTGGATATCACGCCATCGCTTAATGCTTTGGCAACAACCACGTCTAACTTTCTGTTTAACAACTTCTTGCCAATGGTTGGCAGAGTGTTTAAGAATCTGCCCGGTGCGATAGGCACGTTCATTCAGGCGGCAGCTCCCAATGTTAAAAAGGGCATTCAAGGACTTTTTTCAAATCTTGGCATTAAAATCGATTTTTCAGGCATTACGTCGAGTTTTTCAAAAATCACGTCGGCGATTCAACCGGTTGTCAATACGGTTAAGAATAGCTTTTCACATTTGAATTTTAGCGGATTACAGTCACTTGCCAATGCGATTCTGCCGGCGGTTTCAGCCGGTTTTTCTTCCTTTGCTTCAGTCGCAGGCCCCGCTGTCAGTGGAGTGGTCAAATCGTTTGCGTCACTGTGGAATGCGGCTCAACCGTTAGTCAGCGTAATTGCTGGTGCGCTTAAACCGGCATTTCAAGTTTTAGGCGCATTCTTGGGCGGTGTGTTCAAGGGTGTTTTGAGTACGGTTAAATTTGCCTTCGATGCGCTCAAGGTCGTTATTCTGGTCATCACGCCGATTGTTAAAGTAATCGTTAGCGTGTTCAAAGCATTTTCGCCGGTCATTACAACGCTGGCAAGTTTTATCGGCGAGCTGATTGGAACTTTCGGCAGTCTCGGCACAGCTGGGAAAGTGATGAAGTCGCTTGTAAGCGGAGCGTGGAACGGCATTAAATCGGCCGTTTCAGTTGCGGGCGGCGGCATAAAGAGCGTAGTCAATGCCGTCAAAACCACTTGGAATGCGTTGGGCAAAGCGGGGTCATGGCTCAAAAATGCGGCATCTGGCGCATGGCATGGCTTAGGTAACGTAGTTTCCGGCGTGTCTAGAGGCATTAAGGGCGCAGTAAATGGCGCCAAAAATGCGTTTAGTGCATTTGGCCATGGCGTGTCTAGTGTCTCCGGCGGAGTCCACAGAGTTCTCGGCGGGGTCAGAAACGCATTCAACGGATTGAGAAACATATCTTTAGCGGGAGCAGGTCGCGCTATCATGAACGGTTTCCTCGGTGGTCTGAAATCCGCCTGGGGCGCCGTAAAACACTTTGTAAAAGGTATTGCGGGTTGGATCAAGAGGCATAAGGGGCCTATCAGTTACGATAAAAAACTGCTGATTCCGGCCGGTAATGCAATCATGTCCGGTTTGAACGGCGGACTGGTTTCCGGTTTTGAAAACGTCAAATCAACCGTTTTAGGCATGAGCAGCACTATCGCAGACACGTTGACGTGCAATCCTGTTGCTGCATTAGCCACCTCCAGGAACGTTGAAACAGGTACTGCCCCGGGTGGTACTGCACCTGTTGTAATCAATCTAACACTTGGAAACAGCGATTTTTCTGCATTCGTTGATGACATTTCAAAAGCGCAGGGGGCCAAAGCACAGTTCCAACGCAACTACAAATTTTAGAAGGAGGGGTTAGATGAAATCTCAAGTGGCATTCAGCTATGGCGGCCATTGCTTGGATAATAGCGTAGATGGATTCATTACGCTTTCGGTAACTGGCAGAGGCGGGTTCACCCGTGCGGTAACTGCTACGGATTTGGCCAGCGATGGTGCCAAGTATCTGAGTTCACGCATTGAATCGAAGAAGCTAACGATTAAGTTTTTCCTTAAATCCGTCAGTCTGAGTGATTTGATGGCCAAGTTTGGCAAGCTCAAACAAATTACTGCAGCTAAGAATACTGCCGTTTCATTTGCCGATGATCCACTGTATAAATATGTGGGCACAGTGACATCGGTTACGCTTGACGATACTACGCTACACCCGACAGGTTCAATCGAAGTGATGTTGAGCGACCCATACTGCTATTCAATCGCACGGCAAAAAACAGGCACTGGCAAAACGGTTGCTTTTGCCGATTACGATAGTGAATTTTCTAACACCCCTCTTTCGGTTGAATTTACGCCTAGTTCAGCCATCTCTACTTTTCAGATGACGAGCAATCAAGGCAAACAGTTTACGTTAAATCAGTCAGTTTCAGCCGGCAAAAAGATAGTGGTTGATTTTAGAACGTTGTCATGCACCGTCAATGGTGCAAATGTATTGTCGAGCGTATCGCTTAACAGCAACTTTGCCGATTTTACGATCGATAAGAATACGGCACTGGCGTTTAACTCAAGCGGTGAATATACGGTCAGATTCGAGGTGAAAAAATTGTGATTTTGTATCAGCTGAACAAAAAACAGGATGTGATTGGAATTGTCTCGTCTGACATCATCAGCGCAACACTCGAGGAGCAAATCAACACGGCCGGCAGTCTGAAGTTTACCGTTGCTAAAAAATTGCGTGATGACTGTCTGTACGTACTGTTCCAACGACCAAGTGCAACAACGTATATGTGTTTTAAGATTCTGACGGAAACGCAGGAGGACAATCAGGTCAGTTATACTGCAGTTGAATCGGCATATGACGAACTGGGCGCATACTCATACATCAAGGACATGCGACCACAGAATCGTACGGCTAAGGAAATGCTGCAGCAAATTCTTGCACAAACACGATATTCGGTCGGTTACGTTGCTGACACAGGCGTGCAAACAACCAATTTTTACTACACGACCGTGTTAGCCAGTCTGCAGAGCGTAGTCAACTTGTTTAACCTTGAAGTCACTTTTGACGTTGTCTTTGACCCGATTGACAATCAGGTCAAAAGGCGGTTGGTTAACCTGTATCAACAACAAGGAGCTAGGACGGGGCGGCGGTTTGAGTACGGTGACAAACTGTTAAGCGTAACGCGAGAACAATCTAGTGATGAACTGGTAACTGCACTGGTAGGCCGTGGGTCCAGTGTGCAGGTCAGCGAAGGTACTGATGGAAGTCCTGATGGATACAGTCGGAAAATTACCTTTGCCGACGTTGTATGGAAGAAATCGGCTGGCAATCCGCTTGATAAACCGGCTGGCCAAGAATATCTTGAGGACCCGTCCGCAACGGCCGTATATGGTTTTTCTGACGGTAAACCGCGAATCGGCTTTGTCGAATTTGACAAAATCGATGATAAAAATTTATTGATAAAGGCAACATACGATAAGCTTCAAGAACTCAAGCGGCCTAAGGTCTCGTTTAAAGCGTCAGTTACTGATGTTGGCAATCTGTCACTGGGCGATACCGTTGCAATTATCAGACATGATTTAAAAATAGAGTACCTGACGCGTGTATATAAGGTTACTCACGATTTGCTCAATGCGCAGAACAACACGATCGAACTGGGGGATGATTTTCAAGCCGCCAGCATAACGTCAACAATCAGCGCAGTTCAAGATACGGTGCAATCAGCTAAAGAGTATTCACAGTCTGCCCTGCAATCGGCAAACGGCAAGAACACCAACTTCTATGGCACTAGTCAACCATTGTATGCCGTCGAAGGTGATTTATGGTACAAAGATCTGGGCAACGGCGAAACTGAAATGTACCAGTACAAAAACGGAAACTGGGAGCTAATCACATCAACCGCCGAACTGCATAATGTGCAGAAAGAAGTTAATCAGGTTATCAAAGACGTCAACGCGCATTTCAAAGAAATCGATGACAAGTACGTACCAAACGAAACTTATCAGACAGAAAAACAAGCACTGACCACCTCTCTTGATAAAGCTTCTGAAACAGCGAGGGCGGCAAAAAGTGCAGCTGATGGAGCGGTTGAAAGCGCAACAGAGGCAAATAACAGTGCAAGCGAAGCGCGTGCTAAAGTTGATGACGTTGCCAAGACCGCTAAAGCAAACGGCAAAGCAATCGGGGAAATTAAAACCGATGTCGATGGTGTTAAAGCCACGTTTGCCACGCTCGATGGCAAAGTTACATCAGTGTCGGCTAGAGCAGGTGCAGTTGAAGCAGCACTAAGTGACGGAAAAGGCGGATTGATCAGTGTTAAAGCTGAGAATAACCGAATTGAATCTCTCGTTGATTCTAAAGTCGATGACAGTGAGTACAACACGTTTAAGCGACAAACGTCAACCGAACTTGGTCAAAAAGCCAATAAGACTGACCTGAACGGATATGTAACAGGGACACAATTTAAACAGACGGCAGATAAAGTTGACACGCTCGCAAGCGATGTCAAGTCTGTAAAGACCAAAGCTGACACTATTGAAACGACTATGAATTCGACAAGCTTTGCCAACAGCGTGGTTAAGGCAAGCGGAATTGATATGAAAGTAGCCGGTTATGATACTACTATTAGAAAGCTGATTGGCAAGGATGGTACGACCGGTGACTTGAACACGTTAGTATCTGCCTACAGCAATGAAACCAGTCAAACAAAAAAGCAAACAACCAATCTAATCAGTGCGCTTGACTACAACACATCGACTGGATCTTTCGGCAGCGGATTTGCCAAAAAAGTTGCTGATGCCTATGGTACGACAGAAGCGTATAAATCGCTGAACGGCAAGATTGACGGGTTGCAGATTGGGGGGACAAACTTACTGGATGACAGCTCGGGAGACACTAACCTTTTGGGTGACGTGTATTTTAATCACAGGGGAACCAAGGACGGATGGACGATTTGTACACAAGATAAAGCTTCAACGGGTCGCCCAAACTGGGCATACTTTATGCCTGTTGATGCACTAGCAGATGGACTATATACCCTCAGCATGGATGTCAAGCTGCTTAGTTGTACGTCCGGAACACCGCTTGCTGAGCTTATGATACGGAGTGGCAAAGACTATAGAGCTTACGCGTCCAGTGGTGAGCAGTTGCTAAAAGTTGGGGAAGCGGTAAGACTAACTGCTATAACCTCTAGCGTTGCCACTTTTTCTAAAGAGTCGCCTATGCAAGTGTTAGTGCAGTTCCTCATAAAAAGTGATTTTGTGGGCCAAGTTGCCATCCGCCACGTAAAACTCGAAAAAGGCACTAAAGCTACTGACTGGTGCATGTCGGATGGAGACATTAACAAGCGCATACAGACTCAGGCCGATGCACTCACGGCTTATCAAGCCGAAGTAAAGCGGACATATGCTTTGTCATCGTCGGTTTATACCAAAACGGAAACGCAGACTAGAGAAAATGCTCTTAAAAATTCAACCATCAGTGACTTGAAAGCCACCGATGACTGGAAAAAGTTGATTAAGATTAATCAGAACTCAAGCTGGTTACAGGATGCAACGGGTTTTCAGCAACAGGTTTGGAAATACAATCTTGACTCAAGCAGTGAGCTTATCGGAAAGAAGAGTTTTGAGGATTCGGCAGTTGGGAATTGGCGCTGTGCTGATTTTAAAACGCCGGCAACCCTTCAGAAAGGCGGGCCGGTTAACGGATTCTATAACTGGGTGTACTCCTCGACCGGTGGTGCCTTATACTATGGAACCTCATGGATACCTGTCAAACCGGGCACTAAATTCTACGTTGAGGCACTGTGCCCCAATATGAAGAGTGTATATAACGGGCTGAACATTACAGTTGCCGCGTATTTGCACTATGAACAAGGTGGAAAAAGGCGCTGGGCGATGGGGCCAAGTGCCACTATCACTCCAGACCACTGGGGATGGGTAAAGGGCATCGTAACGGTGCCGGATAATGTCACGCAAGTTCTGCCATGCATAGCAACTAAAGATAAGAATGGCAAAGGTGGCGCAAGTTATGTAGCGTATGCTAGCTTTAAAAAGCTTGATGATTACACTCAGTCAAACATGACGTCAATCAAGCAATCATCAGATGGTATCGGATTAAAAGTTGCCCAACTCGTCGGTGGATCAGATATTTCGAAAATCGATATGACTAGCGCGGCGGTCAAAGTTGATTCAAAGCATATCCTGCTGAACGGCGATGTTGCGATTGACGGGACGACTTTCGCAAAAAAGATAAAAGCAACTGGTATTACGGCCGACATGATGCTGGCTGGCACTATCGATGCGGCTAAAATCAACGTCGTTAATATCGATGCGTCTAAAATCACCACCGGCACGCTGACGGCTGTTGACATACATCAGAGCAGTGCAGGGGCTGATACGTGGATTAACAAAGATGGCATACACAACCAAATGGGAAGCAACAATGTGTGGGTAAAGCGGGGGACGTTAGCAGCGTTTGATTCTAGCGGGCAGGGCATGTTTATGGAGTCGGGGCAGTTAACGTTAGCAAGCTCTGCATACTGGCAGAATAATTTGGAGCTTGAAAGCATAAATTATGGTGTTATCAAGTGTGACGATGACATAACTGGCAAAAAAGGAATCGGAATCATTGGCAAGGGCGGGTTTAACGTACGCACTGACAACAGCACACTGGACGGATGGACTGGAAACGAACTGTGGGGGGGAACCAAGGCCGGAGCCGGAATCATAGGCACTGATGACGGCAAATTAATTCTTGGAAGCTTGAAGCCTACCTTTATAGAAGGTGGATGGAGATTCGAAGGCTATGATGGTTTTAATCACATCCCGTTTGTGCAGGTTGGCGGGGAAATGAGGCACGCCGGTGCAGACATTGACAAAAACGGCTCTTCTGTTGTGATAAATGCTTGGGATATCAAACTTAATGCTTGTGGCCCAAACAATCGAAACATTATACTGAATCGCTTGACGTACAACGGCGAGCATACCATCAACCTTAATGACAGCACATCCGATTTATGGTGGGGTCCAAAAATGCACGCCCCGTCTTTTGTTAACACATCGGCATTATCTAAAAAGATGAATATTACTAAATTAGACACGCAGACCGCAATCAATGCTATTAAGAACACAGATATTTACGACTATCAGTTCAAAGAGTTTGGAGAAACCGGCAAACACTATGCCAGTCTGATTATTGATGACGTTAATGACAAACCGCAGTACAAAGCAGCCGGTGCTTTTGTCGACGGCTTGGGACGTGATGACGGAACGCAACTAGGGTATCTGACAGTTGTAGTGCAGAATTTACTTAACCGAATAGAAAGGATTGAAGAAAATGCATGAGGAAAAAGTAGTACAGGAACTGGCAATCAGAATTGCCAATGATACCGTTGAAATTGCAAATTTAAAGGCGACGATCGCAGAACTCAAAGCACAAATTGAAGAATTAAAAGCAAAGGAAAGTGAGCAAAATGAAATTGACTAACATTCAATATAATTTTAATGAAGATGGAACAACACAAAGCATCAACGTTTCGATGAGATTTGACGCGTCACCTAATTACGTATCGGCAAGCATTGAGTTGTCGGTGGCGGATTTGACAGACGGTCAAACGCTTGACGATTTGACACGTAAGCAAATCAGCAATCTTGCACACGCGAAACTGGTCAAAATTGTAGGCTAACATAAATATGAGGGGTGGGTGGGTAGGATAAAAAAAGGAGTGATTAAATGTTGCATATAGAATACATTAAACATTTGTCAGCACTGATTGATAACCCTGTGTTCTTCGCGTTTTTCCTAGCGGTTCTAATTGACGTCATGACGGGGTTCGTAAAATCTCTGATTAATAAAAACACTACGAGTTCTAAAGGGTTATCAGGGCTTATCAAACACTCGACTCTGCTGTTGATTGCCAGCGTGCTATATCCGTTCTGCGATATCTACGGAGCAAGCGGCATGGCCGATACGCTTTTGATTTTCTACATTCTTTTTTATGCGATTTCCATCACAGAAAATTTAGGTCAGATGGGGATTCCAATTCCGTCTTGGCTTAAAAAATACATTTATAAGTTATCCGATGACTATCGAGGTGACGACGATGAAAAATAAAATCATGTTGGGCTTTGCCGTATGCGCAGGGCTTTTTTTATGCGGTCAGAATGCGCAGGCAAGCAGAGCGCAGGGGACGGATTTATCACGGTATCAAGGGTATACGGCCGTTAAAGGTCAAGCCAGTGACGAGTTCGCCATTTCGCAAATCGGAGGCATCAACACCGGCGGTATCTACACGCAGTCCACCTACCAGTCACAAGTTGCTACCGGCATCGCGCAAGGGCTAAGGATGCACACGTATATTTGGTATCAAGTCGGCTCTGATATCTCCAAAGCTAAGCAGTGCATGGACTATTTCTTACCACGGATTCAGACGCCTAAAAACTCAATCGTAGCACTGGACTATGAAGATGGGGCTTCTTGCAATCAATCCGCAAATACGGATGCCATCATCTATGGTATGCGACGCATCAAGCAATCCGGGTATACTCCGATTTATTATTCGTACAAGCCGTACACATTGGCTCACGTTGACTACAAGCGGATTTTAGCTGAGTTCCCCAACTCGCTTTGGATTGCCGCCTACAAGGACTACAACATCACCACTACACCGGACTATGCGTACTTTCCGACCATGGACGGGGTAGCCCAGTGGCAGTTTACGAGTATGTACAGAGCCGGCGGTTTAGATGGCAACGTTGACCTGACGGGTATCACGCAAAACGGCTACCGTAAAGGGGATGCTGCAAAGCCTGTAACTAAGCCAACGGCCGTTAAGCAGGGCATCAAGGCGGACAGCACGCCTAAGGCCGACATCAAGCCTGGATACACGGTCAAGGTCAACTTTAGTGCCCGCAAGTGGGCAAGCGGTCAGTGCATCCCGTCATGGGTACACGGCAAGGCCTATCGCGTGCAACAGGTATCGGGTAACAAGGTGCTGCTGGCCGGCATCATGAGTTGGATCAGTTGCAACGATGTCGAGATACTGCAGACATCGGCACAAGCCAAGCAAACCACCGCGGGCACCTACACAGTGCGGTCCGGCGACAGTTGGTGGTCAATCGCAACCCGTCACGGTATGTCCATGTATACACTAGCGGCGCGCAACGGGCGAACCATCTACAGTATGCTGCACCCAGGCGACAGGCTGACCATCAGCGGACAGACGTCACGCACGTATACAGTGAGCCGTGGTGACACACTGAGCGGTATCGCCGGCAGACTGGGCGTGTCGGTAAGTGCATTAGCCGCACGCAATAACATCAGCAACCCTAACCGTATCTATGTCGGTCAGCGTTTGGTATACTGACAACTTCCGTGGTATACTATAGTCACAAGTGCATACAATAGCTTCGTAATCCCCCGTTTGTACGGGGGATATTTTTTGTGCAAAAAAATAAAGGCTCTGCCAAAATGCAGAACCTTGCATTCAAAATGTTGCATAAAAATTCTTTTTGAGAATCGGTCAAAAGTGCTATTGTTGCAATTGAAACGGTTGTTGCAATGATGTTGCAATCGGTCGTCAAAAGCGGCGGTATTATAGCAATGATAACCCCGATCACCGGTATCAAAATTTATCGTTAAATTGCTTAAACCCCGTTTTGACGGGGTTTTTGTTTTATAGTTAGCGTTAATTTTCGTTAAAAACTGTGAAGTTGTTGCAATTTTGTTGTCCTCC